AAGCGCAGCCAATTAGCGGGATATTGCATCCCGTCATGAACAAATGCCTTGTCATATTGCAAGGTCTTACCATTAAGTTGAAGCATAGTTAAATGTTTTAATTAGCGTGCGCGTGCGGTTTTGAAGGGATGCTCAGCAAATGCGGCGTATATGTAGGTGCCGCCAGATGCGTTAGATCCTCCATCAGTTGAAGTTCGCGGCTTAAAACCGTTGCTTAAAATATCCAAGTTCAAAGAGGAATCTGTTGATTCTGCGTTGCTTAGGTTGGGATATAAGTTTTCGGTAACAACGTTGTTTGGAGAGCGAGATGTGTCCCGAATTTGCCAAGAAGAAGCTGAATCTGTTCTTTTTAGCATTACGAATGCAGGTCTAAACCCGGTGAACACAAACGGACCATCAGATGAACCGTTTCCGGTGTACGAACCAAACGCGCTATAGCCTTCGACAGCCGTAAAGAAATATCCAACCGTATCTGCATTTGCGTCCCAAATGCCCCAATTTCCAGTGGTAAACACACTAGATGTAGGCTCAGTGTCGTTCAAGAATCCAGCATCATCTAATTCAGCATTTGTAAGGTTTAATCGAAGAACTTTTGTCGCGCCAAGTGCAGAATGGTACACATGCCAGTTATACGATTGATTGGTTTGCTTGAAAATCATCAAGTCAGGCTTGGCATTTAATCCATGACCAACTGTGTAATAGTTTGTATTGCTTCCAGTCCACTTGCAAATAGAAAACCCAGCAGACTGATTGGCGCGGACATTAGAAGTGATGCTGCCGTCAGTGTTTGTCGCCGTTGTCGTTCCACCGTCCCAAGTCCAGGCAACTATGGCGTCGTTGTTGCCATTTACTTCATTAGCACTGCCGACTGTAAATCCATCACTGTTGAACGCAGTTACGGAGATACTTGCAGGCTGTTCTTGCGTAGTTGCATTACTATAAATTACCTTTTGAACGCCACGGACGGTGTCAAAAAGCATGTGACTTGTTGAGTCAGTGCGGTTTTTGATCCAAACCAAATCAGGACCAAAATTAAGTCCAGTAATCACATTCGTGCTGCCATTTCCTGTATAGAGCTTTGCATCCATCGCCGTCGAACCATCAGCAATCGTTGGGTCCGTCAAATTGGTTGTTACGAGCGGAAGATGATTTGAGGGGGGCGTGTACGCAAACGGTCTAGCACCAAAATTAAAAATACCTGCCGCACTTCCCGCGCCAAAAGCAGGAAACCATTCGCCAGATAAAGACGAAACTGTTACCTGCAAAGCATTGTTTTTATACCACTTGCAAGTGCCAGCATCGGCGTCAAAGGCAACACCTATGATGTCGCCAGTTGTGTAAGAAGCTCCAGAACCCGCAGAAGCATTGTTGTGATAAACATTGCCATCTATGTAATAACCATATCCGCTAGAATTATTGCCTAGATATTCAGACAAACTTGCGTCTGCTTTGGCAATTCCGATGTCACATTGAGTAGCGTTTGCAGTGCATTCAAAATACCACTTGCCTGACGCGGGGAAAGCCATGGTGGCAAATGTTGTTCCCTGCGCACTAGACATTGAGATGTCTAAGTTGCCATTGCTTAAAGTTGATCCTGAAGACTTTTGCAGCGGATTCAACGTCGCATAGTTGCCACCGACATTTGTTCCGTCGTCGTAGTTTGTTGGGGAGTCAAGAAGACTGTCGCCAAACTGAGGATTAACGAGTTTTTCTCCATCAATTTCAAAAAAAGCAATAAATTGATTACAATTACTTGAAGAAGAAAAAGCACATTGAATTGAATTTCCTGTGCACCCGTTAAGTGTAAAAACTTGAAGAGACGTCGAAAGGGAATGGTTATTACTCGTTTGGTTGCCAGCAGTAATATCGACGGAAGAGACACTATTGAGTTCTGAAAATATACCTATTTTAACAGTGGAGTTACTCAGAGTAACACCCGTAAGAGTCGAGCTTTGAACTGCACCGCTAGATGGAGTCCTTGGACCAGCACCAGTGGCACTTGAACCATCAAAAGCTTTATTTGCATCGTAACCACTTGGAGGGTTACCAGAGGTAAAGTTATTGCTCCAAACTGTGCTGCCGTGACCAGCAGTGAGGTTATTTACCGTCCAATCATTATTGTTGCCGCTTGAGTCATCACCCAGCGCAGCGTTGCTGCTGTTGTCGCTGAAATCTAGGTGGAAACCATTGGTGCCATACGTTCCAGAATATGCCTTTGGGTTCCAGTTGTTGTCAGAGTCAGTTTCACCGAAGTCAGTCGCAGCAAGTGCTTGACCGTCGATGAAATGTACATCAGCGAGATAAGCGTCTAGTGCGCCTCCCGCAGTTCCTTGGTTGGAACTTCGGTAGCCAAAGGTGTGCTCAATACTAGCTTGAGAAAAACCTGTCTGATCGTTCTGGTTTACATTCGCCGTAGCCTGAAAACTTGTCTCTTCTACTCCATTTACATATAAACGCATGCGGTTGGCAGGGGTGCCTTGCGTTGTATCAAGAGCTGCCACAATGTGATACCAGGCACTCGGATCACGAAACAACCTGTTAGTCCATCTATACCCAGCCGCACTTGTATTGCTGATAGTCGATACATCCCAGAAAAGCTTGTCTTCGTAAAAGTAAATATGGGAAGCTTGCTGAGATCCGAAAATCCTATAGAAATTAGCGCCAGAATCAATTTTGGGCTTTTTAATCCAAAAGCTTATAGTATTTGTACGCCTATCTCCATCCGAACTAAAAGTTTTTGATAAGTAACTTGTATCACTTGAATTCAGACGCAAGCTGCGGTCAATTTGATATGCCGCGGCGGCGCCGCCTTGTCCAGCAGCGCCCGCAACAATATTATTTGCAATTACACTCATGAATAATTAAGGGTAGCAACAGCATGAATAGAAGTAGAACTGCGGACGACATAATCAATCCGATCAACAGCACTAGCCGTTGTCGTCAATGTCGGTGCAGTACCACCAGCAAAGTCCCAATAAGTACCCCAGGCAGCTGTACGGCTACCAGTGCCATCTTGGACAAGGAAGATAGAACCGGATTGACCAGCTACCAGATTGCTAGGGTTAGCAATAGTGAGGTTTTGATCGAGTGTCAGTGTAAAATTATTGGAGTCATTAAAGTCAGGTGTCACAGTTGCACCAGACGTGAGCGTAGTGATTTCACCACGTTGACCAGCAGTAAAGGTTTGTGCAGCACTGGTGGTTGCGTTATTAGCTGGTTGTGTAGAAACAAGAGCAGCACCTTCTTTTACGTAAAGTTTGTCCTCATCAGTTGCATAACAAATCTCACCCTCTTGAATATCAGAGACTGAGCTATTAAGATTAGAATATGTACCTCGTGCAACGCGCAGAGGAGTCCGGTTAGTAGGTGTTGGCATTAGTCGAAAGATCCTCCGTCGTAAGTAGTAGAAGTAGAAACAAGAGATGTACCATTATCAAAGTTACCGCCATCGGCAACAATGGTACCAGCATTATCATCCACATACTGTTTAGTAGCAGCATGTAGATTAGCAGTAGGTGCACCAGAAAGTGTAAGCAGACCAGTCATCGTACCGCCTGCTAAAGGTAGTTTAGTTGCAACCTCAGTGTCAACATAAGCTTTAGTAACTGCATCCGTGTTAGCGGTTGGCGTACCAAGATTAACAATCTTATAGGTCTGTGCATCTAACTCACCACCAAGTTGTGGTGTAGTGTCAGATACAAGATCAGTAGGAACTGCATCCACATATGCTTTAGTAGCAGCATCATTAGCAGCAGTAGGTGTACCCAAATTGACAATCTTATTAGTCAATGCATCCAGTTGACCACCAAGTTCAGGTGTTGGGTCAGTTACAACGTCAAAAGCGACAGAACCTGCGCTAAATGACACAAAGCCTGTACGTTGGTCTGCTTGGAAGAAATCACCAACGGAGAACTTACCGTTGTGATCTGTTGTAGCAGTCCATACCTTACCGTCGTTGCTTTCAACAACCTGTTTAGAATCGTCAGGAACACCACCATTTTCAGGCAGTGCACTGTAATTAGTACCACTACCAACGTATTCCATGGTGTGACCGCTAGAAGCGATCATAGAACGCAGGAAGAACGATACAGCAGCGTCGTCACTTACTGCACCATTAAGACCAAGATTATTGCTTCTAAGGTTAGGATCAGGTCGGCTAATCGTAACAGTCCAGCCACTACCACCCTCACTATCAGTGTAAGGCGTAGCAGACAACACAGGATAGGTGATGCTATTTACAGTCACCAACATGTTGCTACCAGGTCGGTTAGCAGAACCAAACCAACCAGAACCAGCAGTAGGTTCGTTAATGTTAAAAGTAGTGTCTCCATCTGCTGGAGAACCATCTACATTAGAAGTAAAAATTGCAGTAGTAGATTTACCATCAGCAACCAATGCTTCATCACCAAAGTCAGTAGTAGATGCAGCCAGGTTAGCCTGACCACCATTCAAAGATTTGATGTGGTACTTGTTAAAGAAGGCGTAGCTGCTAGTTGCTTGACAATAACCGTTGTTAGTAACAAGGATGCCAGGTCCATTTAGACCAACGTGGGTGTAGCTGTCTGCCACCATTGAGCGGAGCGGGCTGGTGCTCTTAGGCACAGAGCCATCAATAAGCATACCGCCACCAGTAGGTGCAGAATCAGTGTCACCACCAGAACCGCCACGTGGACGATGAGCACGAAGATCACTGTTATCAATCTCACTATCAGAGAAGTTAGTACAATTCTGAATATAAGGAGATTTAGTAATGTAAGCGTTATTGTAGAATGCAAAATTCCAACCTTGTTTATCAGGCAAACTTGAGTCAATGGTATTCGTGCCAGAGTTACTAGCTTGCATACCAGTCAACGTCAGGTTCTGCAAGAATGAACCGCTGTTCAATTCAAACAAAGCTGAGTTACCAGGGTTGGTCGGTTTCTCAGTTGCAACCGTAGGATGCACAATCGTGCTACGCAACGCCATACCAATAATGGACACGTTACGACGTTTGATTTGAATAGGTGCGACTTCCTGGTAGACACCAGCAGCAACAATGACGGTCATACCATCACCACCACCGGTCACTTCTAGCTCGAAACCAGAACCACCACCGCTACCAAGGTTAGAATCAGAGGCAGACAAAATGTCACCAATCTGATACTCTTCCAATGTAGAAGCACTAGTAACAGTACAAGCAGTTACAACACCACCAGCAACAGTGATGTTAGCTTGCAGACCAGAACCAGTAGTACCACCAATCAGAGGTACATTACTATAAGTACCGTCTGCATAACCAGAACCAGCAGTTTTAATGGATGTATCGATGTCAGCGTTAATGTCAGCAATAGCACCTTTAATAGTCAGTTTAGGACCGCTGATGCGATGACCGGTTTTAGAATCATCACCACCAGTAGCATCAACGTAGATAACTTTATCTTGGGTACGGAAAGCACCACCAGATGCAACATCTAGCCAAGCAGCACCATTCCATACCTTAAGGGTTTGGTCATCATCATTCTGCAACCAGGTCTTACCTACTTCCCAGTCTGAACCAGCAGGAGTAGTGGTTTGAACAAGGGTGTCAAAACGTTGAGCAGCAGCAGATGCAGTGAAGATGTTAGTGTCAGCAGGGGCTGGAGAACCAGCATTTTGCTCAGCATAGGTAATCTTATCAGCGTCTTTAATCTTGTCGAGATCAACAGAGTTATCAGCAATACCAAGAGTAATAGTACCATCACCATCATCAGTTACAGTGATACCAGTACCATCTGTAGCAATGTCATTAGTAATAGCCTCATCGATCATGTCATCGATTTTAGCTGTAGTGGCGATAGTAATATCGTCGTTAGGGTTAGCCTCTGATGAAGTGATAATATCAGAAGGTTTGATACGATCAAGATCAACTG